CCACTGCACTGTTGGCGGACACGCGGTTGACCAGGGAGACGTGGGCGGCCGACAGCGCGGAGACCTGCTGGCTCAGCACGCTCACCTGCTGGCTGAGGACCGAGACGCCTTGCGATTGCGTGTCGATCCGCACCGACAGCGCGGCATCGCCCGCCGACACCGTCTGCGAGAGGGCGCTCACCTGCTGGCTCAGCACCGACACCCGCTGCGAGAGGGCCGAGACCTGGAGGGATAGCTGCACGCTCAGCGCACTGACCGCCGTGGAGACGATGCTCGCCGCGTTCGAGGCGGTATCGATCCGGACCGAGAGGCCCGCGGCCTGGCTGGAGAGGCTCTGGCTCAGGGCCGAGACCTGCTGACTGAGCGCACTGTGGGCCTGGGAGATGGCGGACATCTGCAGCGAGAGTTGCTGGCTCACCGCCGAAATAGCCCCGCTCAGCGCGTTGTCGGCGCTGATCCGGGCCGCCGTTTCTGCCGACAGCGCCTGACTGACCACGCTGGCGGCCTGGCTCGCCGCGTTGGCCACGGAGAGGGCATTCGAGGCCGCGGTGGAGAGCGTGCTCAGCGCGGAGGTCGGGTCATCGACCATGGCCAGGGTCAGGCGCAGGGCGGTGGGGCTCAGGGCCACGCCGACCGGCCGCACGGCGCCCGTGCTCGGCGCGGTGGCGGTCAGGAGCCCCGCGGCGACATCCAGGTAGTAGAGACTGCCCGGCGTCAGGCCGCCCGTGCCGCCCGTGACCGCATCCCACTGCCCCGTGGTCAAGGTGACCAGGCCGTCGGTTTGCACGCGCCCCGTCGCCGACACGCCGATGGCGGCGTCGAGAACCAGGCCGAGCACGGGCTTCGTGGCGACCGCGCTGGCATTGGCTTTCTTGAAGGTGTTGGCGCTGGTGAAGGCGTAGACGGGTGTGCCCGCCGAGACCGCAGAGGCGTCCACGTTCTGCAAGGTGACGAGCGGCCCCAGGGCACTGATGGCGCTCACCTGCTGGCTCAGCACCGAAATCTGCTGGCTGAGGGCCGAGACCTGCTGACTGAGCACCGACACGCCCTGTGATTGCGTGTCGATGCGCCCGGACAGGGCGTTGTCGGCCGCCACGCGCGCCGCGGTTTCCGCGGACAGAGCTTGGCTGACCACGCTCGCCGCGTTGCTGGCGGCATTCGCGACCGAGAGTGCGTTGCTCGCCGCGTTCGAGACGACACTGATCTGCTGGCTGAGCGCGCTGGCCGTAGTCGACACGATGGCCGAGAGGGCCGACAGCCGCGTCGAGAGCGCGGAGACGTTGGTACTGAGCCCGGCCACGTTGGCGCTGAGGGCCGAGTGCACCTGACTCAGGGCCGAGACCTGCGTCGACAGCGTGGCCGACAGCACGGAGACGGCAGTCGACAGCGCGGACAGATTCGTGCTGAGCCCGGCTACGTTGGCGCTGAGGGCGGAATGGACCTGACTGAGCGCCGACACCTGGAGCGACAGTTGCTGGCTCACGGCGCTGATGGCGCCGGAGAGGGCGTTGTCGGCCGCCACCCGGTTGGCCGTTTCCACGGACACCGCGTCCACGACTTCGGCCGAGGTCACGCTACCGGTGGCGGCCACGCTGTTGGCCGAGACCCGGTTGACCAGCGAGAGGTACTCGGCGGACGTGACGCTGGCCGAGCCGGGCGGGGCTGCCTCCAGGGCCGAGACCCGGTCCGAGAGGTTGCTCAGACGGTTGGACAGGGCACTGACCACCTGGGAGAGCGCCGACACCTGGAGCGATAGCTGCTGGCTGACGGCGCTGATGGCGGTCGAAAGCGCCGTATCCGCGCTGATACGGTTGGACGTTTCGGCCGCGACGGCCGCGCTCACCTCCTGCGAGGTCACGCTGCCGCTGCCCCCCGTGCCGGAATTGGCCGAGACCCGATCCACCAGCGAGGTGTGGGCCGCGCTGAGGGCGCTGTGCGCCTGCGAGAGGGCCGAGAGTTGCTGGCTCAGGACGCTCACCTGCTGACTCAGGACGCTGACCCCTTGGCTTTGGGTGTCGATGCGACCCGACAGCGCCGCGGCCTGCGCCGACAGGCTCTGCGAGAGGGCGCTATGAGCCTGCGAGAGCGCGCTGACCTGAAGCGACAGTTGCGTGCTCAGCGCCGAGACCGCCTGGCTCACGACGGAGGCGGCATTGCTCGCCGTGTCGATGCGCGTGGACAGACCCGCCGCCTGCGCGGAGAGCGATTGACTGAGGGCGCTGACCTGTTGGCTGAGGACCGAGACGCCCTGACTCTGGGTGTCGATCCGCGTCGCGAGCGCCGCGTCGGCCGCCACGCGCGCCGCGGTTTCCACGCTCACGGCTTGGCTGATCACGCTGGCGGCGTTGGAGGCGCGATCGCCCGTCGCTTGGGCGGTGCTCACCAGGGCGCTCACGATCAGCAGGGCCGAGAGCACGGCCGAGACCGCCTGGCTGACCACGCTGATCGCCTGGCTCAGGAGGTCGTCCTTGGCCGCCCGCGCACTCCCCTCGGCACTCACGGCCTGACTCACGGCCGAGATGGCGTTGGAGAGACTGTCGTCCTTGGCCGCGCGGGCGCTGGCCTCACTCGCGTCCGCCGCCCCGCGCGCGCCCGCCTCGGCCGAGACCGCCTGGCTGACGGCACTGATGGCATTGGACAGGACGTCGTCGGCCGCGGCCCGCACGGAGGCCTCGTTGGCATCGGCCGCCACCCGCGCCGAGGCCTCGGCCGAGACGGAGCCGCTGATCGCGGAGATGGCGTCCGAGAGCGGGTCGGGGAGATACCGCAGGCTCATGTCACCTCGGAGCCGTCCACGCGCATCGACACCGCGTTGGCGGCGTCGGCGAATGCCCGGATCGACCCGCCGGTCCCCAGCACGCGGAGTAGATCATCCTCGATGGTCTGCCCGGCCTTGATCGGGAGGGCATTGAGGATCATGGTGGCGCCGGAGGGAGAGCCCGCGAACGGCACGAAGTGCAGCGTGACCGCGTGATCCACCGAGTCCGTATTACACAGGGTGATCGAGCGCACGACGGCCGACATCGCGGCGGGGACCACGTAGAGGGTCGCAATCGAGTTGGCCAGTAGCGTGCCGTCGAGCAGCGCCTTCGGGGTCACCGTCGCCATCAGCGCACCTCGACGCTGGCCACCTGCCAGCGCGCATCGGGCGCGTCGCGCCGCAGAGCGAGCGTGCCCGGTCCTGTCAGAGATCCCGCGGGGGTGTGCACGGTGACCGCCCCGAACCCCACCAGCGCGGTGGTATCCGTCTCTGCCAGGAGCGTGAGCCCGCGGATCGGCAGCCCGAGCGTGACGCTGCCGAGGGGGTGCGCGATGCCGCCCACGGTGACCGGCAGGGTGCTCGGCAGCCGCCCGCGGCGCCAGTCCACCAGGAAGCCGACCGCGGTGGCGATCGTCGCCGGGATCGGCCGCTCGCGCAGATCCCCAATCGACACGAGGACGCCGTCGGCATCTTCCCGCACGGTGATGTCGTAGGGCAGGGGCACCTGCGCCCCCGCCACGGAGACCAGCAGCAGGGCCGCGAGCAGGCCGTGCCTCAGCGATCGCATTCGCCACGCTCCACGGGATTGCTCGCGGTGTTCCGGCAGATCTGGCGGGAGATCCGCGTCGAGGTGTCGACGTAGGCCATCACGCGCTGCATGTCCCGGATATGGTCGGCCATGAGCGCCTTGGTCTCCGTCATCGGCGAGGGGATGTATCCCACGATCAGCATGAGGAAGAACACGCACATGAAGACCGGGAACCCGAACCAGACCAGGAGCCAGATCCCGAGCTTGACGTACCAGGGCGCCCCGTCCAGCGGCGGCATGGCCACGGGATCAGACGGCTTCCGGATCGGCTTCGTCGCGGGCATCCGCTACTTCTCCCCATGAGGCTTGACCTCAATGGTGAGGACCGGCCCCACCGTCAGGCACTCCTTCTTGTCGTCATCCGTCTTTGCAGTGTTCAGGCAGAGACGTCGGAGGACGATGGCCTGGGACTCGGTGTTCTTGAACAGCGCCTGGCGGATCACGTCGCTCTTCGCTTCACGCGCACGGGCCACGCCTGCGGCGAGTTTCAACTGGTTGCCGAACCAGATCATGCAGACGATCTGCGCCCCCGCGGCGATGGTGATCAGGATCACGCAGAGAAAGATGGTCCCGACCACCAGCGGGTTGTCGGTGCGGCGCCGTCCCGGCGCGATGAAGTCCTGGAACGGCGTGCGGCGGATCACGGCCGATCGGCTAGCCATGGTGGCGGCCTCCCCGCGCGTGCTTGTAGAGATGCCAGAGGAGGCGTCCCGCCCCGATGTCGATGATCAGGTTGGGAATCCAGATCCAGTTGGCGCTGTACTCAACGGTGGCGTGCGCCTGCTCGATGAAGCCGACGATTTCGGCGATGGAGGCAATCTCGACCCACGCGAGCAGGAACCAGAAGCAGAGGAACATCTGGCGGAAGGAGGACACCAGGTGCCCGTCCGACCGCTTGAAGTAGAACCAGAGCAGGGCCAGGAACACGACGGCCATGGTCCGGGTGACGAAGGCGGCGAAGATCAAGAACTCGCTCATCCGGCGAGCACCTCGCAGATGTAGTGCAGGTCCGGCGGCAGCGGAAGGATGAGCCCCGCCAGCCGCAGCACGCCGTCGTTGAAGAGCCGCAGGCAGCCGTAGGTCGCCCGGAGCATGTCGCCGGGGCCCGGGGCGCCGCCATGCAGGCCGAGGCCGGTGCGCCCCTGCTGCTTGGCGACCAGCGCTTCTCCGTCGAGCGGGTCCAGGAGAAAGAACCAGGGCCCGAAGGTGGGGAAGTGCGCGGTGTCTGTCGGATGAAACGAGACGGCCTTGACGAGCCGGTAGGTCCCGGCCGGGTGATCGCCGCCGACGCGCGTCGGGTCCTCGATCACGTTGTTGGCCCGGGCGGCATTCTGGTTGTCCGCTTCGCCGCGGCAGCGCCAGGGCCCGAGCAGCGTCCGCCCCTCGGCCTCGACCCAGAACTGGCCCTCGTGCTCACGATTGCGGGGCAGGCGGCTGTGGAGGATCATCATGTCCACGCCGTCTCGCCGATGCTGATGAGATCCTCCAGCGGCGCCCGGCTGTCGACCGCGCCGCCGTCCCACTGCACCCAGGGCTTGCCGTCTCGGCCCGGCCAGAGCGTGGCCTGCACGCGGTGGCCGACGCGCAGGCCGCAGTCGAGGAACGTGGTGAGCCCGGCCTTGCCGCAGCGCAGGCCGAACTCGAAGTCCTCTAGCAAGAGGTCCTCGCAGGTCGGCACCTGGCCGCAGCGAAACCACGGCATCTCCAGCCGCTCGAACACGGGACGGCGGACCAGCAGGCAGCCCGTCCCCATGGCGGGCACGGCCTCCAAGCCCGAGAGCGGCAGGTCCTGCAAGAGCCAGCGCACGGGCGGCTCCATCGTGCGCATCGCCGCCACCCGGTGCGGCGGGAAGCGTTCGAGCACGACGCCGCCGACGATGTCGACGCGCCACTGCAGCAACTGATCGAGCGTGTGCGGGGGCGGCTGGCAGTCGCTGTCCACGAAGAGGACCCAGTCCCCGGCGGTGTGGGCCACCCCGAGGTTGCGCTGGCGCGGGATCGAGTTGCCCTTGGGGCCGATCACGTGCACGTCGGCGGGGAGCGCCCGCAGCCAGAGCGCCAGGCCCCAGTCGACCTCGCCGCGGTTGAGCACGCAGACGACGCCCGCCACCCGGGGGCGCGAGACCGCGCGGAAGGGGGGCGGGGTGCTCACGCCGCCTTCACCTGGCGCATCACCAGCCGGTAGAAGGCCCCGACCGGATCGGTGTCCCAGCGCACCAGATCGAAGAGATCACCCTCGGCGGTGAGGATCTGGTCGTCATCGTCGGGCGGCGCCGCGAGCACGGCGGTGGCGATCAGGTAGCGCACGTCGCCCGTCTTGTAGACGCCCGCCGCCGCGGCCACCTCGGCCGCCGAGAGGATCGAGCGCACCGCGGTCAGGCTGCTCACGTCGTAGCTCGGGGTCCAGGCCCCCGTGCTCGGGGTGAAGCTGCGGCCCGTGTAGCGCCGGTAGGTGATCGGCCGGGCCAGTTGCGGATCGGCCGTGACCCCGAGCGCGTCCTGGGCGATCAGGGCCGCCTCCGATGGGAGGACGAAGTCGAGCGGCGACATCTGGCCGCTCATGGCCGCCTCCGGAGGAAGAGCCAGACCACCCGGGGCAGGTTCCAGAGGATGATGCGCCCCCAGGCCCGGATCGCGCGGGCGACCTCGGTCACGGCGCGAAGCCCTCCGGGGCGCCGTCGGCGGGCGTGTTGTCGTAGTTCGAGCGATCGACCCCCGCGCTGTCGATCATGTGGTCGGCCACCGACTCGAACTCGAAGGGCACCGCCAGCGCCGCCTCCCGCAGGGCCTTGGCCCGGTCCAGCAGCGCCCGCGAGACGGACTTCCGGTCCAGGCTGAAGCCCGTGACCGAGTAGCTGATGGCGTTGCGCGCGTAGAGCCCGGCCAGCGCCTCCAGCGCCTCGGCCGCGGCCAGGCGGGCGTCACCCGACCAGTTACTCAGGAGGCTGTCGAGTTCCTCATCCTGGAAGAGCGCGGTGGCGCCCACCGTGTCCGGGATCAGGAAGCGGACGTAGTCGCGGGCGCCGGTCCAGGGCTGACTATAGGTGAACGACACGGGCCACCTCGTCCCCGAGCGGCTCCCGGTAGGGCAGCAGCCCGAATGGTCCCGACCACTGGGCCCACAGGCCCTCGTCGCCGGGGTAGAGCACACAGCGCACGTCGTGGCCGACCTTGACCAGGGGATCGAGGTAGACGGGGAAGCCCGCCTCGGCGGCGCGCAGGCAGAAATCCGTGTCTTCTGCCAGGAGGTCGGCCGAGAGTTGTCCACAGCGGAACCACGGCGCGCCCAGGGCCAGGAAGACCTCCCGGCGCACCAGGAGGCAGCCCGTGCCCGCCGCCACCACCGGGAAGGGCTCGGTCTGCCCCTTGAGATCCGTGGCGCGGTAGCGGGTGAACGGCTCGAAGCTCCGGATCGCGCAGAGGTCGAAGGGGGCGACGCGCTCGACGCAGGCGCCACTGACGAGCGGCAGATCGTGGCTCAGTAGCCGCTCGATGGCGCCCGGAGGCGGGATGCAGTCGTTGTCCACGAAGAGCACCCAGGGGCGGTCCTGCACCAGCATCTGCTGGGCGACCAGGTTGCGCTGGTGCGCGATCTGGTTGCCCGGGATGCGCAGCACCTGGGTCGGCTGATAGGGCTGGAGCGTATCGAGCCAGGCCTGCAACTCATCGCAGGCCGGACCCTTGCCCGTGAGGATGCCGATAATCCCGTTCATGGGAAACCGGCGGCGAGAGAGACCGCGGGCGGCGCCGACACTAGCGCGGTGTCGACGCCCCGCCCGCGGGGCCGCATCCCCTCCCGCCGCCGGAAGCGGCTCAGGTCGCGAGCGCCGGTTAGGCGCCCTTGACCTTGATGAAATACTTGTTGTCGATCGCGGCGATGCCGCCGTAGTAGCGCACCTTGAACCGCGCCACCACGTCCCGACGGAAGGCCGCCTCGTCGTCCTGGCGCGCCCGCAGGGTCTGCAGCGGCCAGATCTCCTGCCAGATGAACTGCTTCTGCGGATCGCCGATGAACCAGTCGTCCGACTGGCTGTACCGGCTGCCGGAGATCCCGGCGAGGTAGTCGAGCAGGGGCGAGGACAGCGGCACCAGCCCCGGCGCGATGGAGGAGACGATGGCCGCGCCCTCTTCCTGCACGCCGCCCGCGGTCGCGGTGTTGCCCACCCGCACCGTGGTCGCCTGGATGATGCGCGCGGCCGTCGCCGCCTTCTTCCGCGAAGTCAGCAGCACCCGCGGAGTGAAGGTGATCGGCAGCCGCTCCGACACGATGGCGCGGTCGTCCTTGAGGTTCGCCGCCGCGTACTGCAGGGTCTCATCGATGTCGGTCCAGTCCTGCAGCGCGGTGGTGGTGGACTGGTAGTTGCTGTTGCCGGTGGCATACAGCGTGGCCACCGAACCGCTCGGCCGGTAGACGTCCTTGAAGCCCGGCGCGCCGGAGCCCACGTCGATGACGCCGGAGAGGATGGCCAACTCCTTCTCCTCGGCGGTCATCTCCCCGAGCCGCTGCGCCCGCATGAGCACCTGGCCCGTCTGGTCGAAGAAGATCGCCTCCTCGGTCACCTCCAGGATGCGGCCCTTCTTCGCGGTGTCGGTCGTGACGTACTTCTCCGCGAACCCGCTCTCCTGGTACGGCATGCCCTCGGGCACTTCGGTCGGGCCTTCCAGCGAGGTGAACCCGACGATGCGCTCCTGCTTCAGCTTCGACTGCATGACCTGGGTGAGACGGTCGCCGATCATCGGCACGGCGTTGTACGCCTCGATGACCTTCGCGGCGATGAGCACGCCCGTCGCCGACGGGAAGGCGGTGCTGTCCACCGCCTCCTGCATGGTCAGGTAGTTGAAGCGACCGGCCCGGGCGTATCCGGCGAGCGTCTCCTCGGCCGGACCCACCAGGCCCTCCCAGAGGGCGCGGAGGGAGAAGTCGTCGGGCCGCACCTTCGGGATCGACTTGCCCGTCTGATCCTTGCCCTCCAGCAGGTCGGCCATGAGGCCGACGAACCCACGCGTACCACCGGCGGCGCGGTAGATGTCCTTGACGTCTTCGGTCTTCAGCATGAGTCGTCGCCTCCTTGAGGGCGGTGCTCTCTGCCGGGGCGCGGGCCCCGGCAGGGTTGTCAGGTCGCTCCGTCTTAGCTGGTCAGGAACTGGCGGGGGCCAGCGCCCGACTCGTGGATGCCGCAGATCTCGAACTCGACCACTCCGCTCACAGCCGCGTACCGCTTGTGCGCCTTGCCGATCGCGATCTCGCGCGACAGGCTGTTGAAGTCCTGGGGGCCGGTGACCGTGCCCTTCGCCACGACCTGGGAGTAGAGCAGGTTGCCCGACGGGTCCTTGACCGGGACGATGAGGTCCCCGACGTCGAAGGTGTAGGGCGTGTCCGTGGGCATGCCGACCACGCCGCGACCCGTGATGCTGCAGAGCAGGTTGACCGTGTCGACCGACTGGCAGACGCCGAGGAAGGCCTCGGCGACCTTCGCCTGGCTGCCCGCGGTCGAGCCGGTCCAGGCCGACGTGCTGGAGAACGGACGCGCGCAGCCGCCCGCCACGCCGCTGACGCCGCGGCGGTCGTACCACATCAGGTCCCCGATGGCGGGCGCGTCGCCCGAGGCGTAGCGGTACTGCTTCAGCGACTTCGGGTTGGCCGAGAGATCCCAGCGTGCGCGGTAGCTCATTTTGTACCTGCTTTCCTTGTCACCGGGTCGGGGTCAGCGGTCAGAGCGCACCGGTACTGCCGCCCGGAAAATGTGGAGCCCCGTCGCGTCGTGAGACACGAAGCCCACCGTTGCGACTTGCGCCGCATGCTGGGCCACCCGCGAAGGCCGGGGCAGGAACTGGGTCACGTCGCGTTACGACTCGGTGCCCGCGTCGAAGGCGGTGATCAGGCTGATGGCGCCGTACACTTCGCCGTTGAGATCGACCGTCACCGTGTCCACGGCCTCGGTGATCTTCTGATCGGGCGGAAAGTAGACCTCGCCCCACTTGATGCCGCGGTTCGAGACGCCCTGCGGATCGGTCCACAGGACCTCGACCGTCACCGTGTGCTTCTCCGAGTCCGAGAACGGCGGCGTGGTCGCGAGGACCTGGCCGAGCGGATCGCTGTTCCGGATCTGGGTCGTGGCCTTGGACGACAGCCACGAGCGTCCGCCGATGTTCTTGAAGTTCACCCCACCGGGCGTCTTGATGATGGTGAGGATCTTGGAGAAGTTCGGCTCCGAGTTCGCGAGCCGGAAGTTGCAGGAGAACGGCAGCGGGGCGAGCAACGGATCGTCCGGCGGGCTCACGTAGTGGCTGTCCGCGGTGAACCGGCCCCGATCGAGCACGAGCGTCTCGCCCGCCCGCGCCCGATCCACGGGCCCCGTCACCGCCCCGCGGAACGGTACCTCGAAGAAGTAGGGGGGCGTGTTGCCGCTGTAGAAGCGCAACTGGCCCACCTTGATGTAGTAGCTCTGGAAGTTGCTCATGGGCTCCTCGTCCTCCTGGTGTGGGCCGGTGGGCCTAGCGGATCACTGCCTCGCGGAGCCGCTGGTGCAGATCGCCGCTGCCCTCGCCGCCGTCCTGCCCCTCGGTGAGGACCCCTGCCTTGCCCTCGGACCGCGGACGCTGGCCGCCCTGCGCCTTGGTCATCGAGGTGTAGCGGTCGTCCAGCAACCCGCCCCACTTCGCCTCGTCGGCCTCCATGAGCGAGGAGACGAAGACCTCGGACACGACCTCCTTGACCTTCCCGAACTTCTTGCCGAGGTCGTGCTTGTCGATGGCCTCCTGCAGCTTCACGCGCTTGGCGGCCACCGCCTCCTTCGCCTTGAAGGCGTCCACCTCGACCTTCAGGCCGTCGCGCTCCTTGGTGATGGTGGCCACCGACTCGGTCAGGGTCTTCTTCTCCTGGGCCGCGGCGTCGATGGACTCCTGCAGCTTGGAGGCATCCGCCTTCGGGACGAACCCGAGCAGATCACCGACCTGCTTCTGAACGTCGGCGTGCTCCTTCAGGTACTGGGTGATCGTGACCGCGTTCATCTCCATGTCGATAGCCTCCTGAGTGGTGGTGGGGAAGCCGATCACGGCGGCGACGTCGGGGCTCGCGCCCGCGGGGGTCAGCCGGATCGTCTGCGTGCGCTTGAAGGACTCCGGCGCCTGGACCAGCCGGTGCGCGGTGTCGGTGTCTTCCACGAGCGTCTTGAAGCCGTGCGCCTTGGCCCAGGCCTGCGCGGCGCTCGCCTGCCAGGTCGCCTTCGGAAAGAGCAGGCTGGCCACCTGCGCCTCGGGGCCCGCCTCGGCGATGGTCTGGAAGATGGCGCGGTCGACGCGCAGGAAGGCCTGGCTGTCGTCCTCGTCCGCCCCCTGCGCCTCGAAGAGGCCCTTGGTGCTGGCCGGATCGCTGACCAGATCGCCCGAGCGCAGCGCGACGATCTCATCCACGACCTCGGTGTCGCCCTCCATCCGCACGAGCCCCTTGCTGACCAGGCTGTTGCCGACCTGATCGCCCAGGCGCTCGGCCAGGCTGAAGACCCACGGCGCGTGGTGCTCCAGCAACTGGAGGTCGCTCTTCACGCTGCCCGTCGGGGCGTCGTAGCGGACGTTGACGTGGCGGCCGATCAGATCCTTGACGTCGCGCGGCTTGAACGCCAGTTCCGGGCTCACGTGGTTGGCGTAGGCCGGGATGCCCTCGGCCATGCTGGCGATCTGCTTGAGCGCGTTCTCGCTGTACTTGCGCTTGCGGTTGACGCCGTTCGAGGAGGCCGAGGTGATGAGCGTCGTGCCCTCGATCGTGTTCGTCTCGCGATTGATGTGGCCCGTGCCCCAGGGCCCTGCGGGGCGCGACTCGACCAGCGCCTGCGCCTCAGCGAGCGCGGCGGCTTCCTGGACGGGCTGCTCGGTCGGGCTGAACTCGGCCGTGACCTCGACCGGCTCGCCCTCGATGACGGCCTCCGTCCCTTCGATGTGGTAGGAGACCTGGTAGAGCGAGCCCTCCTGGCACGCATAGATCGCGGTGCCCGGGAACGTCGCGATGACCTGGTGGCGCGACGGCGCGACCTCGGGGTGACTGTCGTCGTCCTCGCCGTCCTCGATCTCGTCGCAGGCGTCCTGCACCGCGGCGATCACGGTCTCGAAGCTGAGCGTGCCGCCCTGGATGGCCGCGAGCCCGTAGAGGTAGAGGCTCTCCTGCAGGCACTCCAGGTCCTCGGTGATCTCCGCCTTGAGGGTGGCGGGGGCCGCCTCCATCTGCGCCATGAGCTTCGCCACGTTGGTGCGCAGGCGCCGCCCGGCAACCTGGGAGACGGCCTGCTGGAGCACCGCGGGCAGATCGTCCCCGCTGGAGCCCTGGCTCTTGTAGAGCCCGCGGAGCTTGCGCAGCGCGCTCGCCCGCTCGGCCGGGCTCAGGCTGACCTTGTTGCCGCGGAAGCCGGGCCCGAGCGCCGCCGCCGCGCGCCCCAACTGCGCGGTCGTCACTTTCCCCGGGGTCTCCTCAACGCGCAGCTTCCAGGTCGAGGGCTCATCCGGGTTGGGCACAACAAGGTAGGCGCCGCTACTGAACTGCTGACCGCCTTCGGTCTTCTTGCCCATTGCCGTCTAGGATGACGGCAGCGTGGCGAAAATCGCCTATGGATTCGCTGGCTTACGTGTAGAGCTTAGTGGAGCTTAGTCGAGCTTGGTGGTGCTTTTCCGGTTCAGACGAACAGTTCCGAGATGTGATCGTGGGTCAGCCCACGGCGATGCAGGAACGTCACGATGTCCTTGCGGAAGATCCGGTAGCGAGGCGCGCCGTTGCCGGTGCCGCCGACGTTCAGGGCGGGGAGCTTGCGTCCGCGAATCCAGCGCAGCACGGTTTCTTCGTTCACGTCGAGCCAGCGCGCGAGGATCGCGACCGTGATGTGACGGCTGCGCTTCTTGGTGGGTGGGGTCATGCGGGCTCCTGTACGTGAAGAGGCACGTCAGCGTGGACGCGGACCTCGTGGAGGAAATCATCGCTGCCCTTGCGGATCAGGGCCCCATCGGGAATCGCGGCCGTCGGAACCGTGACGATACCGAGATGCTGCTTGTCGAGCGCCTTGAAGGCTTCCGCGTCGCCGAAGATCAGCGGATTCTTGACGGGCGCATAGCGATCCTCGACACGAAACGCCTGGTAGTCGGCCCCGAGCGCCTTGATCGCGTCGGTCTCGCGCGCCTGCATGTAGGCACTGTGGGCGTCGTGGCCGAGGCTGCGCAGCCCCTTGTCCAGTTCGGGCTGAGGCCGCAGCACGTCGTCGGCATAGCCGCCGTACTTCTCCATATCGAAGACGTGCGTGACCGGCTTCACGTTCGCCTCGTAGTTGCCCATGGCATAGTCGACGGCCCGCTGGAAGGTGCCCGCGGGCAGGCCCATGCGCTGCTCATCCTCGCGCGCCCAGGTCTCCAGGAGGCCGCGGGTGATAGCGCCGGACATGTCGGGCGCGCGGTGAGCCAGGTCGATCTCGCGACCCAGTTCCTTCAGCATCAACTCGGCGTCAGCCTGGCTGGTGGTGAAGCTCACGCCGGGACGCCCCGCACCGCCCCCCATGCCGCCGCCATCCGATTGCGCGAGCAGTAGGCCCGCCTTCTCGATAGCGGGGGCGGCCACGGTGGTGTGGTACAGGGTCGGCGGTAGGTCAGCCTTCGAGATGGGAGCGCTCAGCAGATCGCCATGCTTCTTGTCCTTCCACTTCTGTTCACCGCCCCAGCTATCGACCGGCTCCAGGTCGTCGGGCCGCATGTAGATCTTGGGCTCGATGTCCCCGTGCCGCTGGTGCGCCGCGTCCCCGATGCAGATGCGCCGTCCGCGGTAGGTGATCCAGTGACAGGCGTCGCCAGCCTCCCCGAGCGTCCGGAGACCCAGCCGCGCCTCGATCGCCTCCGGCTCCAGCGGGAGGCCATCGCCCCACGGCATGGCGGGACGCAGCGCCAGCAGCTTCGGCGGGTCCTGGTCTGCCTCACTGACCGTCTGGTCGCGCCGCCAGCCGAACGCGCCGGGGCGCCATGCTTCGTACGTCCCCTTGAACGGGTTGTTCGGCTGGACGGCGAGCCAGTAGGCGGCCTGAATCGTGTCGGGGCTCTCGTGCAGGGTGTCGGCGACCTGCCGGACCTGATCCGCCACCAGCACGTGACCGATGGAGCCCCAGACCTTCGCGTCCATCATCGAGGTGACGCTGCCCAGGCGCTCGCCCTTCGGGCCCGGGCCGTCCTTGGGCATGGCCCGGCCCTGCGCCAGCGCCGCGTAGGCGATGGCCTTGGCCATGTGGCCGTCGATGGTCACCGCGCGCGTCTGGCCGGGCGCGAGGATGTTGTTGTAGAAGCTCGCGGTCTTGAGCGTGCCCAGTTGCTCGGCGAGGTTGGCGGCCGAACCGTCGCGCAGGATCGAGAACGCCTTCTCGACGCTCGACGTGGGCGAGAGCATGCCGGGACCCAGGTGCCGGTCGGCATTGTGGCCGTTGGGGTCGTAGAGCGCCTTCACGCCCGCGGCTAGTTCCGCGGGCGTCTGGTGATCTTCGGTGTGGTCGGCGAAGTAGCGGACGACGGAAGCCGCGTCCACCTTGTTGCCCGCCAGGCCGTACTGGGTCTTGTACTCCCACGGATTCTGGGGCGAGAGCGCCGCGATCACGCCCACCGCCTGTTCCAGGGTGATGGGAGCCTTGCCCATCAGATCGGTGGCGAAGGCGTGCGCGTCGGGATACCAGTGCCGCGCTTCCGCCAGGAGTTGCACGTTGACCGTGCCGTCGGCATTCGAGATCTTGGCGAGGATCTCAGCCCGCATGCCCTCGCGCGTGAGCCCGTAGGCGGCCAGGCCCTTCTCGAACTTCGCCCGATCCTTCGGGCTGAGCGCGGCTTCCTCGGTGGTGGTGACGACGGTGGACGACGCCCCCGCATGGGCGTGCCCGCCCGTGATGCAGATGCGACGGCCCTGGTACGTGATCCAGTGGCAGTCCTCGCCCGCCTCCTGGAGCGCGAGCGTAGGGAAGAGCGACTTGACGCTCGTGAGCTTCAGCGAGGGACGTTCGACGCTCCAGATGTTCTTGATGCGATCGAGCGGGATGGGCGCCGTCACGCCCAGGCCCATCGCGTGATCCAGGCCGGAGACGGTTCCGGACTTCACGTTCACCCGGTTCGGGCCGGTGGTGAAATGCACGGCTCGGACCGGCAAGCCCTGGATGTCCACCTGGACGAGGAAGGGGTACTGCGCCGTCAACGCGAGATCGAGCGGGCCCGTCGCGACCTGGGTGCGGCCCTCCCACTGGGTGACCCAGTCGCCTTGCGATTCCCATGCGCCCGCGGCCACGGCATCATCAATCTCTTTCAGGGTGCCGACTCCGCGATAGACGATGACGGGGCGCCCGGCCTTGACGCGCCCGTCGTAGACCTTGGACTCTGAGCCCTTGGAGATCTGGACGAGCCCGGTGACGGGAACGGAGGTCCGCTTCGGCAGACTCGCGACGGTACCGATCCGCTCGTGCTCGCCGTGCCCCTGGCGGATGCAGATCGGGCGGCCGTTCTTGGTGATCCACCGGCAGTCGGCATCCGCGGCTTCCGCCAGGGCAGGCGCGAGCGCTCGGCCGCGGGGCGCCCCGATGTCGGTGATGTCCTGCACCTCCGCTTTCGGGAACCGCTTCATGAGGTCGATGGCCTCGGTCGCGGGCCGATCGATCCGCAGCACGGTGACGGCCTGCGTGGGATCGTCCTGGGTGAACCGCACCCAGCGATGCGTGCCGTCGAGGATGTAGTGATCGCGGGAGACCACGAGCGGCTTGGTCATGTTCTCGCGCTGCATCTGCGCGACCTGCTCGGGGTTGAAGTGCGCCTGGGCGGGGCGCAGGCTGGAGGCCGGGACGGTCTCGCGCGTGATCGTCACGCCCTGCTCCGAAACCCAGGCCAGGAACTCCCCCATGTCCTTCGCCCGGATCTGGGGCATGTTCTTGCGCTCGATCCCGAGCGAGGCCGCGAACCGCACGGGCGCAGCGTGGGTATGGCCGCCCGTGATGCAGATGCGACGGCCATTCTTGGTGATCCAGTGACAGGCCTCGGCGTCGGCCGCTTCCAGTTGGGCGGAGGGATCGCGGAGCGTTGGCCCCAGGAAGTCCCGCGCGAAGAGGTGGAGCTTGAGCCCGGCGAGGCGGTGGCCCTCGGTCGCCGTGCCGTCGGCGAACACGTGCACCCAGTCGCCGTTGGCGAAGACGGTCATCCGGTCGCCGCTCTGCGGTTCGCGGTAGACGATGGACTGGTGTTGCCCCTCCTCCGTCGGGGAGGCCGAGACGTGCAGCCAGCCCTGATCGGTGAGGAACCGGGCCGCGGCCGGGAGGTGGCCCGTCAGCGCCTGCGTCGCGCCGGGGTCGGTGTGGGCGTGGCCCGGGGCGATGCAGATGCGGCGGCCGTGTTTGGTGATCCAGCGGCAGTCGGTGCCCGCTTCCTGCTGCGTGTCTACGAACCGCCCGTGCCAGAGCCAGTGCTGGCCGCCGGTCAACGCGGGGTTGGCCAGGTCGATCACGAACTGCTCCGGCCGGGCGGGCGTGCCGTCCTGCTGCATGGGGCCCGCCTCCACCAGCGCCTCCAGGGCCAGCACGGCGGGCGGGGGCGCGAAGCCCATCCAGGCGTCCCACTTCTTCCACGGCGTGCCCAGCACCACCGCCTCCTGCTCGTGCTGGATGTTCTTGCCGTAGAGCGGCAGCGACCAGATCGCGGTGCTCGGCACCTTGGCGCGGAGCACGACCCGCTGGCCACCCGGCGGCGAGGAGCCCACGCCGTCCCAGGTGTTCGCGACCTGATCAGAGAAGGTGAACGACTGCGCCGGATTCTGCTGCAGCGCGAGCGAGGGATATTTGACGTAGCCTCCGGGAGGAATCCGCAGATCCACCGCCGAGCCCGACCCGGAGGCTGCCGCAGGCGTGATCGGCAGCGTGGGCTCGCGGTGCGCGACCTCGGCGGGCAGGATGATCGAGCGGTAGAGATCCATCTCGGTCACCCCTGCCTTCGTGAGCAGGAACTGGGTCGTATCCCAGAGGGCGCGCGTGTAGACCCGGTCGGCGTGGCTGGGCGTGAGCGTCTCGATGCCCTTGCGCTCCGCGGTGGCGTATTCCTGCCCACGCGTGTTGGCGCTCAACTCCTGCACCAGCGCCTGGTGCATGTCGAGGGTGCCCTCATGGAAGGAGTCCTTCTTCCAGTCCCGCCAGAAGCCGGACGCGAGGTTCTGGAAATCGGGCGTCGACTCCTCCGGGTAGCGGGCGCGCCACAACTGATCGGCTCGGGCCGCGACCAGCGCGTTCGCAATCCGGCCCGTCGCAAGGTATTCATCGCGCGCCTCGGCGGACGCGTGCGGATCGAGCGTCACCCGCCAACGGTCCGGTGCCGTGAGGTCGACCCGTTGCGCGCCGCCGAACATCGCTTTGGCGAGTTCGTCCTTCGACTCGTCGTCCAACCCCGCGAAGGCCTCCGAGGCCGCCTCGTAGGCACCCTGGGTCACATCTTCCGGCACCTCCAGATCGCTGATGCGCTCGTTGTATTCGTCCTCCCAGAGGCGGCCCGCCTCCAGGTACATCACGCGCGCTTCCTCCTGGGTCGCCGCGTCGTTGCCCGCCACCGACCGGATGCTGAGTGATCCTCCGGCCAGACTGCGGAGGTTCGCCGCGACGTCCTCGGTGTCGAGCAGGGCGGCGGCGCGTTCCGGGCCGAGCGCCTTGGTGAGCGCCTTCTCCACGACGCGGCGCTGCAGATCGGTGTCGTCGTTCATCGCCTGCGTGACGTCCGCCGCGCCCGTGTCGTTGATCCAGTCCTCCTTGGCCTGGTCGATGTAGTCCTCGACGTGCGCGTCTTCCCACGCGTTCTGGACCTGCTCCTGCTGGGCCTCGGTCAGCGCGGCCCAGGTCTCGGGGCCCGGGACCTCGACCTCGGTGCCGTCGAGCGTGGCCCAGAGCGCGTGCATCGCGTCCAGATCGGCCGCCCGCTGCGCGTCGAGCCATTCCTGGCGCGCCAGATCTTCGGGGGTCGGGGGCGTCCAGTCCCGCAGGCCGGGCAGCGTGGCCTGGATCGGGCCACTCGGTGGCGGGGTCGGATGCAGGTGGCTGCCGGTGATGCAGATGGGCCGCCCGTGCTTCGTGATCCAGTGACACTCCCCCACGTTGGCTTCGGCGAGATCCGCCAGGACATCGCGCACGCGCCGCACGCCGCTGGCGGTGGCGAAGTCGGAGAGGTCGGCCTGCCCGGAGGCGTAGAGCCGATAGCGGGTCGGGCCCAGGACCTCCCGCTGGAAGGCGTCGTCCTGCTGATCGAACCAGGTCTCGTAGTCGAGGCTCGCGGGCACCTGCCCGTTGAAGCTCGCGCGCGTGCCCTCGGGCAGCCCCAGATCCTCGGCGCCCTTGACCACCGGGATCAGGCGGCAGCGGCAGTTCGGATGCGTGTCGGCCACGGGCACGGGGGCGGCGGCGAAGCTCTCCCAGGTGCGCGCGTCCAGTTCCCCGCACTGCAAGCACGTCGCATCATCGAGCGTCGAGATCCACTGCACGGCCTGGATGACGTCGCTGTTCTGGGCGAAGGACGTGAGCGCGGCCTGGTTGGCCACGCGCCCGAACTCGCTCCGCACGATGCGCTCGGACTTGTAGCGGGCGCCCCCGAGCAGGCCCTGGAGCCGTCGAGCCACGGGGGCGACGCCCTCGCCGCTCATGAGCCCGCCCAGGAGGATGTTGCGGATGCCGCTCACGAGGCTCGCGCCCAGATCGGCGAAGGAGGTCTGGTAGAAGGCCCCGCCGAGCGGGGTGCCCAGCAGTTCCGTCAGGAAGCTGTTCGGGCTGCCGCGCAGGATCTTGGGGAGCGGGGTGGGGGCGGGCGGGATCAGCGCCTTGCGGCCGGACGTGAAGTAGAGGTCGGGGTCGAAGTCGTCGGCCGTGGGGTCGTCCAGGGCCTCCTGTTGAGTCTGGCCTTTCAGGATAGCCATGGCCGCCGACACCATCTGCCGGGCCCGCGCCATGGCCTGCCCGGTCATCTCGGTCTCCAGGCCCCATGCGTGACGGCCCGCTTCGATCGCCGCGAAGGCCTCGGCCTCGTTTTCAACCGAGTGCTCCTGGCCATACGCGGAGGTGGCCACGGCGGTGTCAGCGGCCAGCGGGGCGATCTCCTGATTGTACCGTTCGGGATCAGTGTTCAGGGCACGCGTGAACAACACATGTCCGTACTCGTGGGTGAGAACACCCTCCAGCGAGGGATCGATCCGGAGTCCGGCCCACTCCTTTTCGTGCTGCCGCCAGAACTCCGTGTCCAGGGCCTTATCGGAGCGTAGATAGATGGTGTCTTTGCTTTTGTGGGCGAGGACGTCTCCCGTCAGGCCACTGGACTTCACGGCTGTAACGAGCGGCCCATACTTCTGGTTCAGGCGACCCACCACGCGCTGGATGCGCCCCGCAATCGGGGCGAGCGTGGGGTCTATCTCGACGTGGCCGTGCTCAGCATGCCCGTCGGAAATACAGATGCGGTGACCGTTCTTGGTAATCCAATGACAGTCGTCGGCTGCGGCCTCCATGAGCCCGTGCTTCTTGACGTGGTGATCGAGGATGTCCTGCATCTCCTTCGGCACCAGGTGCAGTTCGACCTGGGCCAGGGAGCGCAGGTCTCCGCGGAGCGATTCCACGCTGCCGCGCACGTAGTGCGCCAGCGTCATCGCGATCTGGCTCAGCAGGAGCTTGAGCTTGTCGTGGCGGACCGGATCGAGGAAGGCGAAGCCCGGCCGCTCTGCGGGCGTGAGCTTGCGCGGGGGGAAGATCCCAGCGTTGTGCACGAGGCTCGTGATCGCGGTGGTCGTCTGCTTGAGGACGGTGTCCACGTCCCGGCAGGCGGCATTCTCCCAGCGCCGCTGCAGCATCGCGCGGCGCAGGAAGTGATCCTGGAGGTGGGTGTTAACGTCGCGCGCGCGCCCGACGGTGCGCCGGACGTGGCGCATGCGTACTCCCTGGGCGCCCCGTGAAGGCGAGCACCCGGTTGGCGGTGGCCATGTAGCGCTCCAGGCTGCCCCGCAACGCGGGGTCCGCAACGCCGTCCAGATCGGCCTCCAGCAGGGCCAGGCTCTCGCGGAAGGCGTCCTTGGCTTCGGTCGCGGTAGCGATCGTGCTGCGGATGTCGGCCACGTAGGGATTCTTGCCGGTCTTCGGGCTAGGCAACGGCCCCGCGTTCTGCCCTTCCTTCGGCCGGGTCGGGAGCGTCGCCACGTCGACCTGGTGCACGGGCACCGGGTTCTCGGCCTCCATCACCGCTTCGTCGTGGAGGTTCTCCTGCTCGTCATCGAAGTTGAGGTCCTCCTGCGCCGACCACGTCTGCTTGCTCAACACCCCGGAGGCCCAGAGGTTCATGAGGCGCTCGGTCTCGCGGAAGGCGTCCTTGGCGATGAGCGGCGGCCACTGGATGGTGACCTCGCGGCTCATGTCCTCGGGCGCGCCCAGGCCCGCCACCGCGGCCTCGATCACCCACTCGTAGACCTTCTGGAAGCACGGCTCGAAGAACTCCTGCCAGTCCTCCCACTCGCGCACCGCGGGGGTCTGGGCGGTCACCGCGCTGGCGAAGTTGCCGTTGGACCAATCCCCCGTGACCAGCATCTCGGGCAGGCCCACGCCCGCGGCGATGGACATGAGAAAGCGTCGCCCGTCCTCCGCCGCATCGCGGGCCTGGAGGTTCGGGCTGATGAAGTCGTACTCGACCCCCGGGCTCGGGGTCAGCGTGGTGCCGGGGCGGAACATGGCCTCGCGACGGCCCGAGCCGGTGACGGGCTCCAGGCGCTGGGGCTGCTGGCGCGGGCTCATGCGGTTGGCGATGATGGCCTCGGCCTGACTGGAGGTGCCCGTGACCTTGCGCACGAGCGCCACCGCGGTGCGCATCTTGTTGAGGATCAGCCGGTACTCTTCCCACTGGTCGTAGTTCACGAGCTTCTTGGCCACGACCTCCAGCATGGGGATGCCGCGCAGGTCGTTCATGTCGCAGAGCGCTTTGACGTGGATCATGTCCTTGGCGGGGATGCGCTCCTGCTTCAGCACCGTCCCCTGCCCCGGCACCATGACCTGGGTGTGGTAGGCCACCACGGTCTCGATGTCGTCCTGCAGGAACTCGATCCCCTGCATGACGCGCGTGGGTTCGCCGACCTGGCTGTCATCCTCCAGATCTCCGGCCTGGACCGTACCCACGAGGTTGGTCTGCATGCCGTTGCTGACGCGCTCCGGCTCCACGAAGCGCACGGTGATCCGCCCCGCGCGCTCGAACTTCCGCAGGAACATCTCGCCGTCGCGGAAGACGCGGAGGATGATCTCCTTCGCTCGCTGCTTGAAGACGTTGCGCTTGACGAAGTCGCTCCAGATCAGATTGGCCAGGACCGGATCGTCATCCTTGGTGGTGATCTTGACCGCGGTCTTCTTGCTGTCGGTCCAGTTGCCGCGGTCGATGTCATCGAAGTCGAGGCTGAAGCCGGTGCCGATGATGAAGCGCACGAAGTTGCGCAGGATGCCGCGTCCGTGGGCGTGGTAGCGCCAGAAGCGATACATCTGCCGCCGGAGGGTCTGGCTATCACGGCTCTCGCCCAGCATGGGCTTGCTCGGGCTCAGGCTGCTGCCGGAAGAGATCGGGTCCCAGCCCCGATCCTCGGGCTCGGCCATGACCATCTGCGCCTCGGAGAGGCGCTGCTCGGCGCCCATCAACTGCTGCATGAGGCCCGCGGTGTACTTGGCCTCCGTGAGCGACAACTCCAGTTCGGCGCGCTGCAGTTCCCGGCGGAGGGCCGCCTCGCTGGGCTGGGCCGCCGCTCGACTGCTCCGCTTCTTGGCCATGGGCTCCGTTCACCCCCTCAAGACTGGAAGATCTCGGACTCGATGATGGGATCACCGACCTCGACCACGGGCGGCGCCTCGTGCATCTCGGTCCCCACGTCGTCCGGCTGGAAGCCGTACTGCACGACCTCCTCGTACAGCCGCGCGAGCTTGTTGAACGCCCCGCTGCTCGCGTCGACCTGGTCATCCGCCAGGCCGTCCGGAAACCGATCCAACTCCGCCAGGTAGGCCTCGTTCCAGTCCGCCCGCACGAGCTTGACGTTGCGCTGCTCGGCTTGCCAGGACATGGGCTGCGCCCGCACCACCTTCTCGCCCGTGACGCGTTCGATCTCGGCCAGGATACCCGCCTTCCTGAACTGGTCCTGCGAGATTTCGGCAGACTCCTTGCCCCCGGAGCCCGGCTCCTGCTCGATCCAGACGAAGACCATGTGCCCGTCCCGCTCGGCCGTCTGGAGCATGACCCGGTTGCGTTCCGGGGCCAGCCACTGCCCCCGGACGATGTCTTCCACGAAGAAGCGCCCATCGGTCGTGACGGCCAGCCGAGCCCCCACCGCCCAGGAACTGCTCGGCCGCTTGGCCGGTTTGCCGGGCTGGGGCGGGGCGGGCGGCGTCGCGGCCTTGTCCCAGTAGCGCACCCGGGCCAGCACGTTGTGCGGCACTTCGTCCACGATGTCGAACCAGCCGCGGTTGAAGATGAGTCCGGCCGAGGGCCGGATCTTCCAGTTGCCGCCGAGCAGGCGCTGACGCTCGACGTAGGGCAACTGCATGAGCTTGCGGAGATACTCGGGGTCGCGCTCCAGGAGGACCGTGTTGTCGTAAACGTTGGCGGGGATGAAGGTCACCGACAACGGGCGGTTGTCCGGATCGTCGGGATCGAGCAGTTCCGCCTCCGTGTCGGCCCAGATGACCTTGTCGCTGCTGGGGTCCTGCTTGAACCAGCGCAAGGCGCCCGCGCGCGCGGGGATCGGCAGCCCCGTGGTCTGGTCGATCCACCAGGCGATGAACTCCGCGACCCAGCTATCGGCGTCGGGGTTCGTCGTGGCCCGGATGTAGGGCCGGATGCCGCAGGCCGAGCGGTTGCGGGAGAGCATGAAGAAGAACTGGGCGCGGGTGAAGGTCGTCAACTCATCGAAGCCGATGAGCGGGATCTGCGCGCCCTGCCACTTGAACCGATCGTGCTCGTGCTGCATGTGGGCGAACGTGACCGTGTTGCCGTAGGGCGGGAACGTCCATTCCAGCCGCGTCTCGTTCGGGATGCCGGACAGCGGCGCGGCCTGGTAGAGATTGAAGCTCTCATCCCACATGCCGCCCTGATTGCGGATCTCCGGATGCGTGCGCCGGAAGATGACGGCGCCGTAGCCCGAGACCTCCCGGAGCCAGCGCGCGGCTTCGATGAGCAGGCCCCACGTCTTGCCACCCCCCGCGGCGCCGCCGTAGATGGCGATGTCGGCCGGGCTCTGGAAGAAGAGTTCCTGGGGCCCGGACTGCGGGCCAAAGGTCGCGACCGAGACTTCGACCGCGGCCTTGCGCTTGGCGCGGCTGGGTGGGGAGCGACGAGTTGAGGTAGAGCGTGGCGCGGGGTTAGCTGGGCGCGCCATTCGCCACGGCCACCGGCTTCGGGCCGCGCCCGTTGTCGGGCAACTCGAAGCGGTTCACCTGATAGACGTGAATACCCCCCTCGGTCTCCATCTCCGTGCCGTCGGGCAGGAGGACCTTGTTGCCCTTCGCGAGCCCGCGCTCCTGGGCTTCGAGCCGGAGGGCCGCGTTCTTGTCGTGTAGCTCGAACTCCAACTCGATCGTGGTCTCGGTGAGATTCCGCTCCGCGTCGATGGTGCGGATCGTCTCCTTCTGCTTGATCCGCTTCACCGCGCGCGCGAAGGCGGTCGACCACTGCGCGCTCGGCAGGATCTGAAAGCGCAGGTTGCCTTGCTCGTCCGCGACCAGGCTGGAGCCGTCGAGAATGTTGGAGTGGGCGAGGGCCTCCAGGTGCTGGCGATGGCGGATCGTGGCCTCGCCGGGCTCGATGTCGGCGGCCCGGTCGGCCTTCTGCATCCAGGCCTCCCACGCGAGCTTGACGTGGGGCAGGTGCAGGATGCGATGGCCCTCGGTGTTGGCCCCGTTCGGGGAGAGGCCGATGGTGATCGCGGCCAGCGACGCATTCCAGCGCCCGGTCCGCTGGTAGTGGCGGATGAAGGCCTTGAGGAAGTCGATCTCCCGCGGCATGAGCCCGGGCACGCCCATGAAGGCGCGCACGCGACGGCCGCGCACGCGCGTGCGACGGCGGACGGGCAGGGCCGCGCGCGGATCGGGCGGCGTCTCGGGGGTGGCGGCGTCGTCGGTCATGCATCCTCCCGGCGGGTGATCTTGTAGCAGGCCCGACGGTTGCGATCCGCCGACCAGCCCGTGAGGACCCCGCCCCGGAGCTTCACGCCCTGGTGCAGCGGGGGCTCGGCGCCGTCCTTCACCGCGTTGGTCTCCAGGTAGTAGTGCTTGGGCCGGAGCGCATGGTAGAGGGCCCAGATGTCGGCTTCCCCGTGGGGCAGGTGTTTCAGCATGCTCAGCAGCAGGCAGTGGCCGACCCCGCCCGGCCAGAGGTCCGCCAGCCAGCGGCTCACTTCGTAGGGCTCCACGAAGGCGTTCAACTCCCGGAAGCAGAGGTTGAACCCGTTGGCCCGGGCCAGGCGGCGGGCGAGGCCGACGTACTCGGGTTGCACGTCGAGCCCCACGTACTCGGCGTGATGGGGGCGCGACAGGCGCGTGGCGGCGTAGGTGAGAAAGCCCCCCAACTGCGTGCCGATGTCGAGGATGGTCTCGCCGTGCCAGGGCTGGAAGCCGAGGATCTCCGCGCGCTGGCGCACCTCGCGCTCCGCCGCGTGCCACTCGCCGCCCAACAGGAACTCCTGGTACGCCTGGCTCCGCTCCCGGAAGGGGAACTGCCCCTCGCGCATCAGATCGGCGATGAGAGTGTCGCGCGGCTCTTCGTAGACGGGCACGGGCTCGGGCTCGGCCCGCCAGCGCAGCCGATCCCAGCCGCTGCGTCGCACGTCGATCAGGTAGCCGTTGACGGTGTTGCCCGGCTTCTTCAGATCGTTCCAGGCCCCGGGCGTGCCCGTCACCAGGCCCGAGTCGCGGAAGGCCTCGAACGTGTAGCTTCCGGCCGGGCCCTGGCGCGCATCCGCCATCTCGTAGCCGTAGGCCCCGCAGGGATCGGCCCACCAGCCGCCGGGGTGCGTGCTGATCACGGTCTTGAAGTAGACCCAGTCCCCGATACGCGGCGCCCAGCCCATCATGTGCAGCGCCCGCAGGAGCGCGACCTCTTCGCCGATGAGCGTCCGGTCGTAGCGCTGCTCGGTGATCTTCTGGTACTTCTGGATCGAGCCGCCCCACTGGAACGGGACCTTGATCTGCTGGTCGGGCAGCCAGATGCCGTGCTGGCCCACGACGACTTTCGGATCGAGGAGATTCAGTTCGTCGTAGACCTTCATGCCGCCGTCTCCAGGACGCGGCGCCCGGCGTTGCCCCAGCCGAAGTGCTCGGCCCAGCGCCACCGGGGCCCGCTGCGAATGATGTGCCGCCAGAAGAAGACGTTGTAACCGTCGACCTGCTCGTCCACCTGCCGGTCCACGGTGAGGCGCGTGGCCAGCGCGGTGGGCGTCCACACGCGACTGCGGCGCAGCGCCGTGGTGTGCTCGAAGAGTTCCTGGTAGCACTCGCGCGCCGCGGTGGGCTCCCCGTCGACGGTGACGATCCGACAGACCTCGCCCTCCAGCACCGTCTCGGCGTGCGCCACCACCGTATCGCCCGAGGGCCGGTCGACCCACTCGAAGGTGAGCGTCTGGTCCTCGATCAGCGGCTGGGCGGGCGCGGTGCCGTAGCGGAGATAGCGCCAGGGGTACTCGGGGCTCTGATCCGCGGGCGCGCGAAACCAGGCGCGCGGGACCGGCTCGCCGGGCGAGCGCGCGGCCAGCTTCTGCTGAAAGCTCGGCAGGTCCGGGATCTGCAGGTATCCGGCGTAGTAGTTGCCGCCGTGCTTCTGGCCGTAGCGGCGCCCCTCCACGTTGCCCGTCTCGCCCCAGCCGCGGCCGGGCGCCACCGCGACGGCGCCCAGGTGCACGGCGGTCTCATCGCGAAAGAAGGGCACGTACCACGCCCGCCGCCCGAGCGCCATCTGCGAGTAGAACCAGGTGTTGGAGACCCAGCCCGAGTTCTGCAAGGGCTCGGCGAGCGGATGCCAGAACTGCGGCAGATACACGAGCGAGCACTGCTTGTTGATGTAGCCGTAGGCGCGGATGGCGCTGCCGACCGGCTCCAGCGCCTTGGGGGTGACGTGCCCGTTGGTGCTGTGCCCGACGGCATCGCACCAGTGGACGGCCTGGTAGTCGCTCGGCGTCCCGACCCACTCGCCCGCCACCACGCAGTCGTCCGAGAGATGGGCCGCCGCCGCGGCCACGCGCGCAGGCATGTCCTCCGCCAGGAGGAAGACGTCGCCGTCGAGCGTCAGGGCCCACGGCGCGTGGAGCACGTGGTAGGCGTACCAGAGCCCGCGGTCGAGGCTCGGCGCATGGCCGTAGCTGGTCGGGCCCGGCTGCACGTCCTGGGGCGGCTGATATAGGCCGACCGCGCGCGGGGCGCCCATGTAGATCACATGGATGTCGGGCCCGTGGCGATCCCAGTCCGCGAGCGCCGCGCGCAGGCCGGGCTCGGGGCTGCAGTCATCGACCAGCACCAGCGGCAGGTCGGGCAGCCGCAGCCGCGCGCAGTCCACCGCGGCGCGGAAGACGGCGGTGGCGTAGGGCGACTCCGAGCGCACCGTCATCACGGCGGCCCCCGTCACGGCAGGCCCATGACGCCACAGGTGGGGCAGTGCATGCCGTGCGTGCCGTGGGACGCCTCGCCCAAGCAGACCGGGCAGTGGCCATGCTGCCGGGCCTCGGCGAACGGCCGCGCGGCCAGGCGCCGCACCACGCGATCCTGTTCGGTCAGATAGAAGCGGTAGGTGGGAACGCCCAGGACCCAGCCCCAGAGCTTCAGCAGCAGATCCTTCATCCGAGCACCACCAGGACACTTTCCTCCGGCACCAGGATCACGGGCTCGCCGTCGATCAGAATCGTCTCCGCCCGATTGTACGCGATGCGCTGCCCCACCTTGAAATCTGAGCCCGGCGCGACGGCCTGGATGATCCCGACCGTGCCCCCGTCGGGCGTCCCGTCCGGTAGCTGGATGATCCGGGTCAGCGGCTCCGGGGTGACGATCAGGCGCTTGTTGCGCGGGATCACCGCGGGCTCACCAACTGCGCGGCCACGAGGCAGAAGAGCCCGAGCGGCAGCCATGGGACCCAGGGCAGGCCGAGCGTGGCGAAGACGAAGCAGAGCGCGGCCAGGATCAGGAAGGTCCGGGTCGGCGTCATCGGCGGCTGCTCCTGCCGCCCGACCAGGACCACGATGAGCACCACGAGGGCGACCAGGACGATCAGCCCGGGCGAGAGGACGAGCGGCATGGAGAATCTCCCTTTTTACGCGTGCAGCCCGACCGCTTCGAGCGCCTGCTTCACGCGCGCCGAGGCCGAGTGCATCGCTTGGGTATAGCTGAAGGCAAGCCACCGGAAGTCGTGCTGAGCTTTGTCCGACATGCTCGTCACCAGATCGAGTGCGGCCAGGATCGCGTCGACACTGCCGGACTCGTAGGGTATGTAGTGGGCGTGGGGCTTGAGCATCTCGCCCACGTCGTCGTGGAGCAGGATCGCGCCCGCCCCGGGATACTGGAAGACGCGCACGTCGAGCCAGCCGTTCCGCCCCGGGCGGCCGTAGCCGAGCACCGCCTTGGCGCTCGCCGCCACCTCGGGCGTGCGGAAGACGGTGTGCTGGTCACCCCCCGGGAAGATCTTCATGCGGTCGCCCAGCTTGTCCTTCAACTGCAGCACCAACTCGGTGCGGTGCTGGTAGATCCCGCTGCCATCCAGACGCCCCGCGAAGGCGAGGTCGCACTGAAACTCCGGCACTGGCTCGACGCGCGCCTCCTGCCAGAAGCAGAAGTAGGGCCAGTGCAGTTGCGGGATGTGCCAGACCGTCCGCGGGGCCCGGTGATTGCAGAGGGCCAGGTCGATGGCGGTAGAGACGTCCATCGGACAGCGGGTGTCCGTGCGCGCATCGCCGTCGTGCAGGAGCACGCGCGTGCCGCGCTTGCGCCACGCCGCGCAGAGGTCGAGGAGATCGGGTGTCTTGTAGTGATCGCCCGGGGCCCAGAGCAGCATGTGCCCCCAGATGATGTCGGGCTGCATCTCGCGCACGCGCTTGGCGATCGCCCCCATGTCCAGGCGGATGTTCACGCTCGTGTGCCAATGCCCGGCCATGGTCATGGCCTGGTTGACGCCGAAGGCGTACTCGCTCGGGTAGTGGTCGACGTCGCCGATGAGGACGGAGCGGAGCGGGCGACTCACGGGGTCGTCGCCGTGCGCCGCACGATGCGGAACGCGCAGAGCGCGTGGAGCCGCTCCAGGCGATACCGCCGCGGATCAAGACTGGCCGCGCCGAGGACGCGCGCCTCCCAGTCGTCCGGGGGCCCATCGCCCACGAGGGCGTGCACCTGCTCCAGCGTGACGATGTCTTCGCGCCGGAGATGGATCGGCGCCTCCAGTGGCGCTCCCTCGCTCACAGCCCGCGCCCCGCCACGTAGGGCACCCGCGTGCCGCAGCCCCCGCAGCGCACGAACCGCTCGCCTTCGTAGACCTCGATCTCACTGCCCGCCGCGTACCCGGCGCCCCCGTGCGTCGAGCGACACTCGTTGGTCGCGACCATGCGGGTGCCCGCGAACAGCCGCCAGACCTCGGGCGGCATGCACTCATCGACCACCACACGAATGCCGCACCAGGAGCGGCCGGTGGCCGGACGGGTGACGCTGTCGAGCTTGGCGATCACGTCCCGCCCGAAACGGAACTCCAGGTCGGGCGACTGCGTGAGGGGGATGGCGCCGGGCAGGCTGATCATGCCGCCCCCGGCGCCACGCGTGGGGCAGCTAGGCGGGCCGCTCCGTGTCCGCGATCGGCTTGAGCCCTTCGCGGATCTTCGCCAGGTCCGGCTCCTTGCCGGTGAGCTTGCGCAGGAGCGTGGCGACGCCTTCCGCGGTCGGCTTCACGATCACGAGCTTCAGCTTCTCGGCCATAGTGCCTCCAGGATAGCACAGTCAATGTCAAGGGGCCTGCCCCGATTTGGCTTGCCGGTTCACGTCAACCGAGACCCCCTTGCCCAGGTCGAAGTAGGCGATCTGGTCGCGCTTGAGCGCCAGCGCCTTGGCCGCCTTGGCGGAGTTCTTCACTACCGAGATGTCGAGGAAGATCTTGCCGGTCTTCGGATCGTGCCAGGCGCCGAGGTGGTGCCCCGGCTGCTGCAGCAGGTCCCAGTTCTTGACGATGTAGCCCGTCAGGTCGTCTTCCGAGAGGCTGGCGGCAGCGAACACCTTGGAGCGGTCGGGGTAGGGGCTCACCGCGAAGCCCCGGCTGGGCTCGCTGTTGTCGGTGGCGTTGTAGGTAAAGCCCCCGTCCGGAGTCTTGAGGCGGTCGACCAGGGTCGACTCGTGCGCGCCCGGCCGCGGGGAGGGTGGGGCCGACGCCCGGCCGGGGTGACTGTGCCCGCCCGTGATGCAGATGCGACGGCCCCCGATGGTGACCCAGTGGCAGTCGTCGGCGGCCTCCTGCTGGGTCCCGGGCTGCAAGATCTGCGCAGGCACGAGCCTCCGCCCCGCCAGCATGAGCACCTGCACGGTGGCGTTGCCGTCCTTGACGTAGTAGCGCCCGTCGCGCGGCTCCACGGTGATGGGGGCCCGCTTCGCGAGCGTGCCCGCCGCGGC